CGCGAAGAGCGAGCTGTACGGCTGGCTTCGCCTCGAGGCGCCGACCGACGAGCAGCCGTTCCCGCCCGGCTTCTGCCACTTCCCCGAGTACGACGACGACTATTTCCAGCAGCTGACGGCGGAGCACCTCGTTTCGCGCAAGACGCGGCGCGGGTTCGTGTCTTTGGAGTGGGAGCTGATCCCGGGGCGGGAGAACCACGTCCTCGACGCTCGGGTCTACGCCCGGGCTGCCGCCTCGGTGGTGGGCCTGGACCGCTGGCGCGAGCCTGACTTCGCTGCGCATGAGGCGGCGCTGTCCGGGGCCGCGCATCCCGCCGCGCCGGCACCGCCCAAGCGCCCCGGCTGGCTGAATCGGCACAGGAGAAGCTGATGCAGATCCTGGAGGCCCCCAAGAAGAAGGCCCGGGAGCTGGTCGAGGCGGTGGCGAGGGCTGTCACGCCGGCGCCGAAGAGGTCCAGGGACCCATGGAACTACGACGACGAGCGGAAGGCCGAGATCAATGGCCGCGGCCGGTGGTTGGGCCTGCGGCGAAAGGGGTGGTTGCGATGAAGAGGTTCGGCGGAATCGTTCTCCTGTGCTGGGCGCTCGCTGCCGTGGCCGTGGTGCTGACCCATCTGCCGAGCGAGCCCGTCCATGCTCAGCCGGCGGCGACCTACAACTATGGGGTCGTCACGCCATTTACCTGTCGGATCACGGCCCAAAGCGTGATCCGGGAGTGCAAGGTGGGCACCGCCGGGAAAATCACCTACGTCACCGATGCGATCTTGAGCAATAACGTTGGAACGGCCCAGACCCTCAAGCTCATCACTGGGACCACGACCGACTGCGGCGCCGGTGCCGCCGACCTGACGCATCCCGTGCAGTTCCCTGCAGCGGTCGGGAACGTGAATCTCGGCCCCTTCCTCACCCCGCTTCAGCCGGCGGCCGCTGGCCTATCTATCTGCGTCACCCCGTCGGCGGCCACGAGCTATTCGGCCACGATCGGTGGCTTCGTCGTCAACCCGTAAGGAGAAGAGCATGGCCAAGAAGAATCTGGAACCCGAAGCGCCCACGCCCGATCCCGCCGCCCCCGCGCCGCCCGCCCCCGCGCCCGAAGCGCAGGCTCCGGCCACGCCCAAACCCGAGCCGCCCGCCGCGAGCCCCGCGCCGGTCAGCGAGCAGCCCGCCCACCGCGCGGCCGCGGTCCAGGCCTGCCCGGTCTGCGGGCATCTGTTCGAGCTACAGGCCGACAAGGCATAGAGGAATCCGGTGGCCAACTGGACGCAGGCGGACGTCGACAAGCTCAAGACCGCGATCGCCAACGGCGCGGTGGTTCGGTCCATGACGTTCGCCGATCAGACCTTCGAGTTTCGGTCTCTCGACGAGATGCTGAAGCTGCTCGCCCTCATGGTGCAGGAAGTCAACGCCGCGGCCGGCACCGCGAGTTCGTCGCGGCTGGCGGCCACGAGCAAGGGGGTCTGATGCGTGAAGCGCAGGGACGGCCGTCGGCCACCTGGCTGGACCGGGCGGTGGCGTTCCTCGCGCCAGAGGCGGGCCTGAAGCGCATGCGGGCCCGCGCCGCCTTCGAGCTCCTCGCCCGCCACTACGAGGGCGCCTCGATCGGACGGCGGACCCAGGGCTGGAAGGCGAACATCGCGGACGCCAACGCGGCCATGGGCTTCTCGCTGGCCCGCCTGCGCGACGTTGCGCGGGACCTCGTCCGCAACAACGGGCACGCGGAGAGCGCCCTGACCACGATCGCCGATCACACCGTGGGCTGGGGCATCGTGGCGAAGCCGAGGAAGAAGAATAAGAAGGCGCTGGACATCTGGGAGGCGTGGGCCGGGACGACGGCCTGCGACGCCGACGGGCGGAATGACCTCTACGGCCTGCAGAAGCTGGTCATCCGATCGGTGGCGGAGTCGGGCGAGGTGCTCGTCCGCCGCCGGTTCCGCCGGCCCCAGGACGATCTGCCCATCCCGCTCCAGATCCAGGTGCTCGAGGCCGACTACATTGACACCCTCAAGACCGGCGAGACGGTCCGGAGCCTCAACGGGAACGTCGTCGGGCGGATCATCCACGGGATCGAGTTCGACGTCCTCGGCCGGCGCGCGGCCTACTGGCTCTTTCCGGAACACCCGGGCGCCCAGGTGTTCGGCGCCGCCGGGATTCAGGGCACCTCGAGACGGATCCCGGCCTCCGAGATCCTCCATGTCTACAAGCAGAGCCGACCCGGCCAGGTGCGAGGGCCCTCGTGGTTCGCTCCGGTCCTTCTCCGCTTCAAGGATTTCGATGAGTACGAAGACGCGACCCTGATGAAGCAGAAGATCGCGGCCTGCCTGGCCGTAATCACCAGCGACGTCGACGGGACCGCGACTCCCCTAGGCACCACCAGCACGGACGATCCGGGTATCGATAGCCTCGAGCCCGGCCTGATCCACCACACGGCCGGCGGTCGGACGGTGACGGTTGTAGATCCGCCCACGGTGGCGGACTATCCCGAATATTCCAAGACCTCCCTCCGCGCGATGGCCACCGGGCTGGGCGTCGCCTACGAAGACCTCACCGGCGACTACACCGGAATGCCCTTCTCCGCCGCCCGGATGTCGCGCTTGCGGCACTGGGCGCGCGTCGACGACTGGCGGTGGCGGATCCTGATCCCGCAGTTCTGCGACCCGGTCTGGGGATGGGCGATGCAGGCCGCCCAGATCATGGGTGCGACGCAGGATGCCCCGATGGCCGTCTGGACTGCGCCCCCGCCGCCGATGATCGACCCCGTCAACGAGGGCCTCGCCTACACCCGACTCGTCCGCGCCGGGATCATGACCCTCTCCGAAGCGATCCGGGAGCGCGGCTACGACCCCGACGACTCCTTCAGGGATGCCGCGGCCGACAACAAGCGCCTCGACCAGCTCTCCCTGATCTTCGACAGCGACGCGCGCAACACCACACAGGCGGGCGGCCCGCGCCAGTACGTCACCACGGGCCAGGTCGGTCCGGACGATCCGGGCGGCACGGCTCCGGCGAAGCCCGGTGACGCTCCGCCGCCGGCGCCGAAGCCCGCACCCGGCGCGCCCGCGGCGCAGCCAGCCGACGGCGAGGAACAAACCGATGAGGAGAACTAGCGCCATGGCGGTGAAGACCCACGAGCTCGAGAACCCGGAGAGGGCCGCGGCACCGATCGAGACGCGCGAGAGCGCCCCGGCTCCCTCGAGCGAGATCCTCCGTCGGCGGCGGATCGCCAGCCTGAAGGCGTCGACGCCGGCGGACCCGGCCCCCCATTCCGGGGCGGCCTATTTCCAGGGCTGGCAGGCGGGGCTCGACGCCGCGATGGAGTCGGGTAAGGCCGCGCCACCCCCGGAGCGCCCGGCGGCGACGGCGTGCGGCGACTGCTTCTCCCGTGGCTGGCGCGCCGCCAATCTGGCCCTGGAGGCACAGGCGTAGGCGCGCCATGGCATCCCAGCCCTCCCGCCGCGGCGACGGTCTCACCCCACAGCAGGCGGCCGTCTTCGCCAGCGTGAGCCATTACCACGAGGCGATCGGGGAGCCGGTGCCGGCTTCCTACGTCGCCCGGAAGCTGGCCATCTCCAAGCAGCGTGTCCAAGAGATCTTCCACGCGCTCAGTAAATTGGGGTGGCTCAGGTCGGCCGGATCGCCGGCCATTCCGACGCGGGCGCTCCCCCCCTTGACGATTCAGCAACTACCCAGCGACGGGCCAGCGTGCGACGTTCCGAGCGTGAAGCCAGCCGCTCAGGCCCGCCAGACGCCCGGAACGAAGACCGTCGAGCTCGCCCCCCTATCCATTCGCGCGGACGTCGCTGTCCAGACGGTCGACGAGGCCGCCCGCACGGTGGAGCTGGTCTTCTCGACCGGCGCCGCCGTCCAGCGGTACGACTGGATGAGCGACAAGCGCTACCTGGAGACGCTCTCCCTCGACCCGGCCCACGTCCGGATCGAGCGCCTGAACACGATCGGTCCGCTCCTGGACGGCCACAGCGCCTATTCGGTGGCCGATGTCCTCGGCGCGGTCGTGCCCGGGTCGGTGACGCTCACGAAGGGCCAGGCCCGGGCGACCGTTCGCTTCTCCAAGCGGGCAGAGGTCGAGCCGATCTTCCAGGACGTCAAGGACGGAATCATCCGCAGCGTCAGCGTCGGCTATCGGGTCTACCAGTTCGAGGAGACCGACGGCAAGGACAACGCGCTGCCCGTGAGGAAGGCCACGGACTGGGAGCCCTTCGAGATCTCCATGGTGCCGATCCCCGCCGATGCGGGGGCTGCGGTCCGGGGAGAGCGGCCCAAGGTCGAGACCAATTCTTGCGAGGTCGTCATCCGAAAGGAAAAGCACATGGAAAACGACGAGCTTCCCGCCCAGACCATCGCGGAGATCGATCCTCTGGCACCGCCCGCCCGGCGCGCGGCCCCTCCCGTCGAGCCCAACGAGCACGACGAGGGCGCCAAGGCCGAGCGGAAGCGGACCCAGGGGATCATCCTGGCCTGTCGCGCCGCACGGCTGCCGCAGTCCTTCGCGGACAAGCTCATCGAGAGCGGCGACTCGCTCGAGGCGTGCCAGTCGGCGGTCTTCACGGAGCTCGGGAAGCGCGGCGCCGACTCGGCCGGCCCGCAGCGGGGCGGCACCGGCGCCGTCGAGATCGTGGTCGGGGACGATCCCCTGGTCCACGTCCGCGCCGGCATCGAGAACGCTCTCCTCCACAGGGTCTACCCGGCGCAGAAGGCCTATCGGCTCGAGACGGGCGACGACGGGAAGAAGCAGCGGGTCGCCTACGACATCGGCTTCAAGCTGAGCGACGAGGGCAAGCCGTACCGCGGGATGCGGATGCTGGACGTGGCCCGGGCCTACCTCAACGCCCGCGGCTTCCGCGTGACCTCGATGGCACCCATGGAGGTCGCGAGCCTGGCCCTGGGCCTGCGCGCCGGCCTCCACACGACGTCCGACTTCCCGAACATCCTGGCGGATCTGCCCAACAAAATCCTGCGCCAGGCCTATCTCGAGGCCCCCCAGACCTTCGGGCCCATCGTGCGCAACACCACGTTGGCCGACTTCAAGCCGGCGCGTCTCCTCCAGCTCGGCGAGGGCCCCGCGCTCCTCTCGGTCGGGGAGCACGGCGAGTTCACCGAAGGCACGATGGGGGAGAGCAAGGAGACCTATCAGCTCGGAACCTGGGGCCGGAAGTTCTCCATCACCCGCCAGGCGCTCGTCAACGACGACACGGACGCCTTCTCCCGCGTCCCGATGGCCTTCGGTCGCCAGGCGCGGAACAAGGAGAGCGATCTGGTCTGGGCGGAGATCACCGCGAACGCGAACATGGGCGACGGCGTGGCCCTGTTCCACGCGACCCACGCCAACCTGTCGGGGACCTCGGACGCGATCTCGGTGGCGGCGATCGGGGCCGGCCGCGCCGCGCTCCGCAAGCAGGTCGGAATCGACGGCGTCTCGCTCATGAACCTGAACCCGCTCTACCTGATCGTCCCCGCGGCCAAGGAGACGATCGCGGATCAGTTCGTGAGCACCAACCTGCTCGCGAGCCAGTCGAGCTCTGTGAACCCGTTCGCCGGGAAGCTGACCGTCATCGCCGAACCCCGGCTCGACGTCAACAGCGCGGTGTCCTGGTATCTGGCGGCGGACCCGGCCCAGATCGACATCATCGTCCTCGCCACCCTGGAGGGCTCCGGCGGGCCGATGGTGGACAGCCGAATCGGCTTCGACGTGGACGGGATGGAGTTCAAGATCCGCCACGACATCGCGGCCAAGGTCGTGGACTTCCGCGGCCTCTACAAGAACCCCGGCGCGTAGGCGACGGCGACAGAGGAGCGAGGCACTTATGTCAAAGCTGGTAGTGCAGCCGGGCGAAATCTGGAACGTGGCGGCGCCCGCCACGGTGCTGTCGGGCGCGGGCGCGCTCATCGGCACGCAGTTCGGCGTCGCGCTCAAGGACATCACGAGCGGCGTCGTCGGGCCGTTCGCCCTGAGCGGCGTCCACACCCTGGCGAAGGCCACCGGCATCGCCTGGACGGTCGGCATCCTCCTCTACTGGGACAACTCCGCGAAGAACGTGACCACCACCACCACGAGCAACACCCGGCTCGGGATCGCGTGGGCGGCCGCGGCCAGCGGCGACACCACCGGCCAGGTCCGCCTGAACGGCGTCGCGGCTCCGACGGGCGCCTAAAAGGCCCGGGAAGGTGATGGCAGATGGGAGGAACCTCGATTCTCGCGGCGGCCGTGGAAGCGGCACGTGCGGGAACCGAGGCCTTCCAGGCTGACGTCATTCACGAGGCCTGGGTTGGTCAGGACGCACTCGGCGCCCCTCTTCCATTCGCGGCTCCGGTCCTGCGCAAGGCGTTCGTCG